GCCCTCTTGTTCAGTCTTTTCAGCGATACGCACTAGGCGGCGTAATATATCATCCGCTTCAATTTTAGTGCGCTTTGTTTGTTCAGCCTTTAGTTCAGCGATCCTTGCCGATACGTTTGGATTACGAACAATCTGCCACGCATTCTTCTTGGCATGTTGTTCTCCGTAGCCCGCGCGTACAGCAGCTCGCAGTGCGTTGAGATCTTTAATGAACTCTTGGCAAAACTGCTCTTGTTGCGGAGTTAGTGTGTCACCTTTAGGCATAGTTAATATTATACACGAAGTGGGCTTGTAATTCAAGTACCGTTGCTGTATAATAGGGGGGCAGGGCCGAAAGGTCTTGCGTCTCCTGTATAGTGGGAGAGGATTCAGTGCAACACACACACTAACACTTCACACAAAAGCACACCTCTCCCCTTTTATCTCGAAAAGCTAAAAAGCTAAAAAGCTAGAAAGCTAGCCGGTCGGCGGCCGGGCTGTCTTGAAAAGCTGAAAAGCTGAAAAGCTAAAAAAAAAAAAGTTTGAAATTTTGAAAAAATTTTTCGAGGTGCATATGTATATGTGTATGTGTGTGTAATTTTTCCTGCCCCCCTCAACCGATCGACCCACCCCCCACCAAATAGGGTGCGACAACTTGTCCCAACCTCGTGCCTTATTTCTGACACAATTATATGCTAAGGGATTTTGTTCTCGTTTTGTTCCTCTCTTTATAATAGCAACCCGACCTCGATAACCCTGTGGATAAGACACAATCCTGCCACAATTAATCTTATTATAACCTTTTTGCTGACACAATGTGGCCACATTTAGGTATTAGCTTTTAGTTATAGCAAGGGAGCTAGATACCTAGTCAATCCCTGTTTAGATTGCTACCCCTCGATAGGTTTTGAGGGTGCGACAATCTGACTATTTGACTTGGTATCCTGTTCTGATATGCTTAGAAAAAGCGAGGTAAAAAATGGCTGTAAACTATGGAAATAGTCACCGAGTTTATACAGAAAAGCAAACGCCAATAGGTCGTAGCCCTGTCTATAATTCGGTAAAAAATGAGTATGAAGTTGTGAGTGATCGCAATAAATTGATCGCTAGGTATCCCACTCATAAAAGGGATTGTAGTGAGTTACGAATTGATGGCTTTCACAGATCAAAAGTCAATGAAGTAATTGAGAAAGCTAAAGCCAAAAAAGGTAGAAAACCCGCATGGCTCAAAGAATTTAACAAAACTATTAGATAAGGCAATATTGCCTTATTTTAAACATAATTATAAATTATAAACTATTTTAACAAAGCGAGGTATTTTATGACTAAAAAAACTTTTGAAAATATTGCTCGTATCATTGGCCGATTATGTGCCAACGATTGCGAGGGATTGACTAAAAATAATCTTGTCAATGAATTTGTCAGTTTATTTTCTGATGAAAATCCAAGATTTAATTCTGAAAAGTTTCTTCGTTATATTGAGAGTAGTGAGGAATTTAATAACATCATAGCAAAAGCGAGGAGCAAATAATATGAGTAAATTATACATGAAAAGATTTAATCCTGTATTAGATCAATCACAATATGAACTATTAAATAGAACTGAAATTAAATACATTGAAACAATCGAAGATGATTTCGACAATTTCAGTTTTGAGGAAGAACAGACCCTTAACAAAGAATTGGGAATTGAATTTAACCAAGAAATAAATCGAGGTATCAAACAATGGTTATAAGTTTTACAGATTATGTTCTTGACTTCCAAGAGGAATTGCAAGAGAAATTATCCGAGCAAGATTACAACGAGGTAATGCTCGAAAAAGCAGACAGCGAAAATTAATACTTGACAATGCCTCTCAATAATATATGAGAGGTATTCTCAAATATTAGAATTAGCTAGTATTTGAACACGACAAATTAAAGAGGTGTTTTATGACATTACTTGAATTACTTAGATCAAATTACGCATGGACTAATGACGAAATTTTAGACGTTATTCAAAATAAAAATATGCCAATGCGTGATTATGATAATTGTATTGACTTTGTTAAACAAATCCAAATGGGTGCATTTAGAATCCATAGACGTACAAGTCATACAGTTATGGCAACTGATCTCAAGCACAACAATAATCTATGGCATTGTGATGATTGCGAAATTATTGAACATTTTGATGACTTGAGTTCTGTAAATCATGGAGATTATTCTGTTTGTAATAGTTGCCTAGATGATAATTATTATTATTCGGAAAGCCATGATACTTACAGACATAATGATGATTATGATGAGTACGAGGAAAATTACCAACAAGACAATGGCACATACAATTATGATACCAACGTCTTGGATTATGTATCGCACCAAGAACTCAAACATGAGCGTAACCACAAAAACTTGCAATACTATGGTATTGAACTTGAAGTTGAGCGTAGAAAAGATTGTCCATATGATATTGCAGACAGCATTAATTGTATGTTTGATGATTTTGCTATCTGTAAAAATGATGGCTCACTCGACAATGGCTTTGAGATTGTGACAGCACCAGCCACTTATGGCTTTCACAAAGATCGTTGGGAAGATTTTTTCAACAGTAAATTGTGCCAAGAAAATCTCAAGGGTTGGAATACTGATACAGCAGGACTTCACATTCACATTGGTAGAAAAACATTGCGACCAACAGACATTGGTAAAATTCTAGTGTTTGTTAATGATGACATCAATGAAAATTTTATCAATGGTATCGCAGGTCGATCATCCCAACAATGGGCAAAGCGATCACCGAAAAAAGTATCTGATGTGTTGCGACCTTCTGGCGAAAAGTATGAGGCGGTCAATACTAACCATTATCATACTATCGAACTTCGTATATTCAGAAGTAATATCACAAGACATGGCTTTTATCGTGTTCTTGAATTTACCGATGCTCTTGTAAACTTTGTTAAGCTAGGAACTACTCTAGCAAATACAACACTTCATTACAAAGCATTTTGCCATTTTGTGTCCAAACCAGAATGGAGATCACAATATCCCAACTTACTCGCGTGGCTTATTCGCAAGGGTTATGTGAAGGATATGCAACCAAGTCGTAACGTTGTTGTTACTGACTTACTTGAAACAGCTACTAACTGAAAGGGGTAGATTATGTGCTTAATTATAGCAACCGAAAATCCAAAACAACTATCATCAGCTTTATTGGAAACAGCTTATGAAAATAATTCTGATGGTTTTGGTGTGATGTTTATCAATAAGGGTAAACTTCATACACACAAAATTGTACCAAAAACATTTGCAGACATTGAAAAGATGTGGTCTAAATATCAAGACCTTGAAACCCCAATGGGTATTCACTTTCGATTTGCAACCAATGGCGATACAAACAAATCAATGTCACATCCATTCCAAGTGCTATCCAAAGCTAAAGGGGATGACAGAGATATGTGGGTAATGCACAATGGCCCTCAGTTGCCAACACCTATGATTGATGATAACAAATCTGACACACATCAGTTTGTCAAGTGGGTGTTGCGACCACAACTATCAGCCAATCCAAAACTATTGCACAATGCCGAGTGGCAATCCATGATCGAAGAACTGATTGGCACAGACAAACTTTTATTTCTTGATGGCAAGACTAAGGAGTTTGTTATCTTCAACGAAGATCAAGGTAAACACATGGATAATATTGGGTGGCTATCCAATACATATTCCATACAACCTTCGTACAGTTCCACGACACGCACCAAATATTGGAATGACAAAACTAATGAGATCGAGGATCGATCTAACAAGTGGACTTATGATGATGAGTATTGGTCTTATGGTCACTACTCTGGTAGGAATTATTACAACACTACTAAGACACCTATAAGTGTGCAAGAGCCAAAAACTAATACGCAACTTGCACTACCTTTATCGGAAGATGAAACCGATGAAACCATGTGGAATGGCAAAACTCTCTTGTGGGAAGATGTTGTTACCTTAGATAAAGATGAAATCATATCGTTATGTGAAGAAAATCCTGTTGGTATGGGTGTTCTGATCAGCGAAGAATTTGTGGGGAATAGATAATGACGAACTACTTTAAACCAACTGTTGATACTGACTACAACCAAACAATAGTCTTTGGTGTGTCAACCTCTAATCGTAAAAAAGATTTCGGTCTTGTCAAAGCATTAGGTTATAGATTTGACCGAGATACAAAACTTGAAATCGTATGGGCAAATGTCCAAAAGATTAATGGGTTTCCACCTTTTATCCGATTGAAGAATGTACAATTTGGATATGTGCCTAGCGGCAAATCCAGTACTGATATTGTATGGGTAAATGACAAACGTTATATTCCTGTACGTGAAACACAGTACATTTGTTATCGAGGTGTGCGTATCCGAAAAGCAGAGTACGATACGTTACATAGACCAGACCAAAAGGAATGGACAACTGTCGAAAGACAAATAAGACGTGACGAAACGTTGCAATTATCTTTATCTTCATTAGTGAAGAAGTGGAAAGATACTGGAATCTGGGAGCAGATTGGAACAAAGACCAAGACAAGTGAATATTTGTCAGCTCTTACCCCACACGAATTTCTATCACATAAAAGCTCTGGGCCGACAGCACGAATTGCACAATCGATTGCAGATTTAAGGGGGCATTTCGTAATACCAATGAAAGCCTTAGCAGTGCAACTGGCCAATACTTATGGCGGACTTTCAATACAACAGTTGTTCTACGAAAACCAACCACGTTACGTTGCCGAGTAACACCGAAAGAACACCGAAAGAATACCGAGCGTACCTGTTTTCCTGTTAGGGGGGCAGGTATGTATTATTATATAATAAAAATAATAATAAATTTTAAATCGTTAATAGGGGTTTCGCATACCCCACTCACCCCAAAAGTGGGTACGTTCGGTGTCATATCGGTGTCATATCGGTATTATTCGATTGACAAATAAGGAGATTATGATATGATGACTTTTACTTTTTTAACTTTAATTAGTTTCATGTGTGGCATTGCGTGTGGCTTTATTGCATTTGGAACTTATACCTTTGTGAAGGGGGGCAGATGAAATGGTTGACACTACAGTTCTTTATACTGTTATTTTTATTATCGGTTTATTCATCGTCTGGTATATAAACAGATGATTATCGGAAAGTATATACCTGACAACGCATTGCAAGTGCGATACATACATCCATACTACGATACAGATGAAGATGGTTATCGTTACATAGTTAATGAAGATGAGGCGACCGATGTGTGGCAGCTTATCATGGATGTAAACAGAACAAGCAAACCTTTGTACTACAGGCGACGCGTATCTGAATACGCAAGAGATGATGTGCGACGTTGGAACAGATCAATCAATGACGCCAACCGAAACACAACTGACTTTCAAGACTGGTATTATGTGCGTGTCAAAAAGGTAGGCCGACGTGTGTTGATTGTTCATGATCTAGCATACTGGATGAAAGTATATGAAAGATACAAGAACACAGTGCCGCGAAACCTAAATGTATTAAACGAGCCAAGACTAACAGCGGCTAATCGCAACCACAGGGTGTCCGCGTATATTGATGGGGCTTGGCAAGCTCTAGAAGAATCATGGGAAATGGAAAGGAGAAGGGCAGAAAATGACGAACGTTAATATAAATAAAAAAGACTTAAACATTTTAGAGATAGAATGGATTGACGCAGTGTCGGATGATAACTCGTGGCAAGACGTAACTGAATTGCAAAAACAAAAGCTAAGACCTGTCACAAGTGTCGGATATTTATTGAAAGAAGATAGCAAATCTACCATTATTGTGTCATCTTTTGATGAAGAAAGTCAATGTGGTGGTGGAGGTGTGGTTATTCCTACCAACTGTATAATAAAAAAGACAATACTAAAAGGACAAATTGATGTTGAATGATTATGATTGGAGAACTAATCTATTTGTCTATGGTACATTAAAGAAAGGGGGCAGACTTCACAGTGTGCTTGGCAACTCGGCAGAGTTTGTAGGACAATATGTCACAGCAGATTCTAAGTATGATTTGTTTAGTTACGCCAAGAGTTTTCCTATCATGGTGGCCAGAGAGAATGGATATAAAATAAGAGGAGAAGTGTGGTCGGTCACACCAGAAAGTATGGACAGGGTAAATGCAATCGAGAGTGGCTCGCATTACTATCCATTCCAGATAGATGTGATGAATGAACACACAAAAGAATATGAAATCGGTTCGGCTATGACATTTTTATTCCCGGGCAACAAGCACAAACTTATGCCTGTGTCGGATATAAATGAAGTCGAAGGAGTAAAGGAGTGGGTATGTTGAATGTAATCGCAAGTGTCTTGGTTATATTAACCTTGACAGCTATACCAACAATCAGTATAGTAGGATTCATTACTGATGAACAATACAGAAATCCATTTGTATTGTTTTTAATAATAATGTTTATTTACATAGGAGCAAAAGCATGGATGAAACCAAGTTAAAATTAAAACAAAAACCAGAACTAGAAATAGCAGACATTGATGACCTCATGGAAGAGGGAGACTTTGTTATGGATGGGTATCAAGTTAACTTAGATCCCAACCAACATTATAACAATGATGATCTTGGGGTAGACCATGATGATTATGAAAACATACAGGAGGAATATGGCTTACAATCCCAAGACGTACAACCTATTGCACTCGACAGATTTATCGAACGCATTGGAAAAAGCCGTCGATCATCTAGATAATAGTGAAAGTGATGAACCATTTTTAGAATTAAAATGTGACAAACCTTTCTCATTACAGATGAGATTGTATCGGTATGTGAAAGCATACAAAGTTCAAATGCGTGACAAGTCTGAAGTTGATGAGTGTCGCTATGATCATTTGATATTTAAATCAACAGATGATTCGGTGCGAATCACATCAGCTTTAGAACAAGACACATCATTTGTTATCACAGATGAGAAAGGAAATAATTTATGAGCAAAGAACTATCAGACGTTAATCAAAAACTATTTGTTGATTGTCTAGAAGATTTGAAAAAACCTATTGCCGATCTGTGTGCCAAGTATCCAATCGCTTTGGTTGAGTCGGCACTGATTGAATTAGGTATGCGTATGATATTAACATCGGCAGGAAGTTTGCCCGCGTTACATATGCTATCGGTTTGTGTGCAGAACGCCACATCAATAGGACACTTAATAGAAAAAGACATTGCTTCCATGAGGGAAGAAGGTCAGGAACCAGATGCATTGGAGGATTGGTTATATAATGCAAACATTACAGGAAAAACAATACATTAATCATGTTCCAACCCAACTAAAATATTGGGCAGATCAAATGTATGACGCAGAATTTGAGGAACGTTGGCGTGCATATCATGAAGCACAGGGTATGTACAATTATTACAAAGCATTAAACGATGAAGGGATAGAACATGAACCAAATTTTTAAGGTTACACCGAAACATGATCTATCTTGGTACATTAAATGGGCGGCGACAGTTATTCTATTAACTGGCATGTCATTGACTAGCCTTGATGTTGCCCCCTTTAATCTGTTCTTTCATTTAGTGGGTGTGTCTGGTTGGTTAGTCGTGGGGATGTTGTGGCACGATCGCGCACTAATAACAATCAATTCAGTAGGTGTATTTATTTTCTTGACAGGGATAGGTAAATACTATATTATGTAATTCAATAAGGAGGTGTGTGTGAAACAACTTTATAAATATATTGCAAACAAAATACGTACGTTCAAGAAGTGGACAATGCGTAAGTACAAACCTCATAAAAAATATATGAGAGGAAGGAAGACCAAATGAAATTTGATGTAACAACAAGTCATATGTTTACACAGCATTGGATAGTAGACGCAAAGGACAAGGACGCAGCGGCGCAACAAGTCATGCAGTCTGACATGAAGTTTGATAAACCAAGTCGTAAGTTTGTATCAAACAAATTGACAATGGGTTTGGTTACAATACCAGACGCCAAGATTATGGCAGTCGAACCGCTTGACCAATTAGAAACAAACTATGATGAAATCAAAGTGGAAGACGTACCTTATGAAGGGACAGACCCAGAATGAAAATAGATGTACGAAGTAACGAGTCTTTATATGTAGAACTCAATGGTTGGGTATACTACATTGATGATTCAACAGGCGAGCAGATCGTAAACAAATGGAGAGCTGATGACCAAGACGAATGAGTTAGAAATACCAACAGAACTTTTAGAAAAAGATCCGTTAGAGTTGGCCGAGAATCAACAAGACATAGATACAATCATTGCGTATTTAAAAGCAACTCGTGAGAATATTAGAGCCGCGGAAAAATCTGGTAAAAGAATTACAGGTAAGACAGCGAGAACAAAAACAAAACCCGTTACTGAGGGGAGCATACTCGATGTGTTAGTTAAAGATGTCTAAGCCAGATAAAGTACCTAAGTATATTTATGTAAACGATAAACCAAAACAAGTGGTGTGGGATACGTCAAGCCTTTCAACTTTCTTGGCGTGTCCTCGTTTATATAATCTAACAAACCTACGCGGGTATAAGTTAAAGAGTTATGGTACGGTCACGGGCTTTGGTTCCGCAGTGCATGACGCATACGAGATACTGGATAGGGGCAGGTTTCATGGTAAAGATAAACAAGAGACAATGCGTGAAGCTATTACATATACTTTAAAAACATACGGCCCAGATCTTGCACAAGCAGAAGATAAAGCGAGAGGATTAGAAGCTACCCTTCGTGCAATCGTGTGGCGCGTAGAAGAATACTGGGATGATAACATTAAGATTGCGGCCATGCCAGATGGCGAGCCGTGTCTTGAGAAAAGATTTGAAGTACCTTTTGGTGAGACAGGTAAAAGATTTTCTGGCAGGATAGATAAGATTGTAGAGTTTGAAGGTGGCTTGTATTTATGTGATACCAAAACAACAAAGGCATCTTTATCTGAAATGTATTTCAGAATGTACCAACCAAACAATCAAGTGTATGCGTACCTATGGGCGGCGCGTCACATATTAGATTTACCAGTGCGTGGATTTATTATTGATGCAGTACAAACAGGTGTGCATTTTTGCAGATTCAATCGTGCAGTATTTAATGTATCTAACTTATCTATTGATGAGTGGTACCATGACACAGCATATAATTTAAATGTGTCCGACACATACCATGAACATGAATACTACCCAGCTAACTTTACATCGTGTGGAAATTATGGTGGATGTAAGTTTAGAGAGATGTGTTCTGAATCACCCGATCATCGCATGACTATACTGAATGAAGACTTTGAAGTCTCGTTACATAATGACCTCGTTCGTGAAGGCGAGATCATTGACGCAAAAGAATTGTTTGGTAAAAAATAAGTGTTGACAAAAATTTTAATTATGATAATATTACAAAATACAGGAGATAAATATGGCAAGTATAAAGAATCATACATCAGTAGATGTAACCAAGCTACTACTCGTAGGAGATAGTGGCTCTGGGAAAACGGCTTCATTAGCCACCCTTGCAAATGCAGGATACAAGTTACGTATCTTAGATTACGACAACGGCTTAGACATTTTACCCGAGTTCCTAACGGACACAGGTGTCAACAACGTTTCTTATGTAACGTTGAAAGATCCTATGGGTAAAGCGGAGGCATTTCGTAAGGGGGCAGCTTTGATTTCCAACTGGAAAGATGGCGACGAAGAGTTCGGCCCTGTATCTAAATGGACTAACAAAGATGTGTTAGTTATTGATAGCTTAACGTTAATGGGTGAGGCGGCACTTCGTGCGGCTCTTGTTTTTAACAATAAGAAATCTACAGATCAAGCCTCGCAACCCGAATGGGGAACGGCGGCTCGTGATGTGCAACATATCATACAGTACATTACAGGATCGGAAACGCCTTGTAACGTTGTTGTTACAACGCACATGCAATACATGGAAGGAGACTTGGGAGTGTCCAAAGCATACCCAACTAGCGTAGGTTCTAAACTATCTACAAAGCTAGGAAGATACTTCAACTGTGTATGCAGAATTGATACACGTTCTTCTAGCAAAGGAACCGAGCGTACATTACGTACTGTATCTGATCATAGAATGGATCTCAAAGTTACTGCACCAAGTCTTATTGGTCAACAAACTGAGTTGGATCTAGCTAAACTGTTCAGTGCAATACAACAAAATGCACGCAAAAAATTGTCGGCTGACAATGTAGTAAACCTAAAAGGAGGTAATTAATGGCTGATATTCAAGACTTTTTATCGATGAACCCGGATGACGTACAGGAATCCATAGTGCTACCAGAAGGTAGCTATGACTTTGTGATCACCTCGTATCGTTCGGATAAAGTTGGTGAAAACCAAAACGAAATCGTAAGACTCAACGTCAAGGCAAATGCTGTCTTGGAATCTGAGATTACGGACGGTGACTTAGATCACTGTGAACCTACCAGACTAGAGTTCTGGGCGACATCCCGTGCAATGGGGCAAGGGAATCCTGTCATCTCAATCAAGAAGTTCTTAACCAACACCTTGAGTTTGAGTGGCGCTAGCTTTGGCGAAATGCTAGAGCAAAGCATCGGTCAAACTTTCTCTGGTGTGGTAAAGCACGAGATGGTAGGCAGGAATAAAGACATCCTGCAAGCGTCTGTTAAACGAATAATTAACAAGGCGGCATAGACAGATGGGTGAGTATGCAGTAAATAAAAACGTAGCATCGCAACTTACTGAGGGGGCAAGGATTGCGATAGTCATGGACTACCCGACCGTGACTGAAGTACGATTGAACAAGATGCTTGCCGGGGATTATATTCTTGGCAAAGTTTGTAAACTAGCAGGGATAAAGCTAGAAGATTGCATGCTCACCCACGTCTTTCAAAGACGACCGGCACAGGAAAACTTACAAAACTTTTTTCACAAGAGGAGTGAATACAAGGCTTTGTGCAAAGGTACAGAGTGGCGAACACCCTATCCGTCCTCGACGCTAGGGTTTCTCAAACAGGAGGCGCAACCACATCTGGAGAGGCTGTACAAGGAGATCAATGATATTAAACCTAATGTTATATTAGCACTGGGGGCAGTATCATTGTGGGCATTCACAGGGTATGATAAGATTGGAACTTATAGAGGGGCGCTCATCTCCTCTAACACCTCGCACATCAATGATGATATAAAAATAGTTCCCTCTTATGCCCTGTCGAGTGTCGCTAGAAATTACGCATTGAGATCTATCATGTATTCAGATTTCAAAAAAGCATTACAAGAATCAGAAACAACAGACATAGTAAATATAGAAAGAGAACTCTGGATCGAACCGAGTATAAACGACTTAGATAAATTTAAAGAAGACTTCATAAAGAAGGATAACGCAAAACAACCTTTGTCATTTGACATTGAAACAGCAGGCGGGCGAATAACTTGTATTGGGTTTGCCCCCTCTCCGACTCATGCCATTGTAGTTCCATTCACATACGGATACTGGAAGAATGATGATGAAACTAAAGCGTGGGACTGGGTTCGAGATTTACTAGAAGATAAACAGATTGTAAAGGTGGCACAAAATCAATCATATGATGTGTCATGGTTAAAGTATAAACAAAACATAGATGTAAAGGGTATTGTACATGATACGATGCATGCTCAACATTCTTTACAACCAGAAATGGAAAAAGGTTTAGGCTTCTTAGGCTCCATATACACTAACGAGGGTGCATGGAAAACTCTAGCCAAGTTTTCTGATAGCACGAAAGCCGATGAATAGTGAAGCGACCAAATTACTTTTCTGCCAAAGACGTTGATGAACGTTGGGCGGATCAAGTCAACACCGTCCGACTCTGGCGTGCCGTTATTGATCAAGTCTTACAAGATTTAATTTACGAAGGCAAAGGAAAAGACGACAAGCGATCACATTTAACTGCATGGGAGTGGTTAAATGATACAACAAAAGGTAATGACTTTGCGTTTGTCTGTGAGTTAGCAGACTTAGATGAAGCAAGAACACGTAAAGAAATTTACAAACTAATGGAGAAATTTTATGGTAATAAATATAGAAGAAAACTTAAGACAAGCCTTGAAAATCTTAAAAGGGCCAAGAGAAAAAGAGTACGGAAATAAAAAAGATAATCATGAAAACATCGCAGGTTTATGGTCAGCATATTTAGATACTAAAGTTTCAGCACACGATGTTTCCATCTTAATGTTACTGTTAAAGGTAGCAAGATTAAAGTCTGGTCAACCTTCCAAAGATACATACGTAGACATGGTAGGGTATTCAGCAATAGCGGGGGAACTGAGTGATAAAAGTAAGCAATAATAATTTAGATTTAAAACCATACAACGACGAGCAGATCAACTGGATATACTGTGCATTAGATTGTACGTTGACACAAGAGATTTGGTCTAAGATATCAGAAGAACTTGATGAGACAACAAAAGGTACGTATGAGTTTGAACTAAAAAGTCTCAAGCCTGCAATGGCTATGACGTTACGAGGTTTGAAAGTAGATGAAGATAAAGTCAAGGCAATAAAAAAACCTCTTAAAGAAAAGAGATTACGTCTTGAAAGAATGTTGCATTTGTTTTCACAAGCGGTATCTGGTAAAGATTTAAATCACAACAGCCCAGTGCAGTTGAAGAAACTTTTATATGAAGATTTAAATTTACCACCAGTTGTTTCTTATGCTAAAGGTAAACAAAAGATATCAACCAACAGAGATGCTTTAGAATCTTTATCTGATTCTTATCCAAGAGCCAGACCTTTTTGCAGAACAATACTTGCACTACGTGACATTGATAAAAACTTAGGAGTGCTTGCGTCAAAGCGTGACCCTGATGGTAGAATAAGATGTTCTTATAATGTAGCAGGTACAGAGACAGGCAGGTGGTCATCAAGAGAATCACCATGGCGTACTGGTACAAACTTACAGAACATAACAAAAGATTTACGTGAAGTCTTTATACCAGATACAGGTAAGCAAATGTTTTATGCAGACTTAGAACAAGCGGAGTCGCGTGCCGTTGCATACTTGGCTGCGGATGAAAATTATATCAGCGTGTGTGAAAGTACTGACTTGCATACTGAAGTTGTTAAAATGGTATGGCCTAACATGGGTTGGACAAACGATCCAAAACAAGATAGAGCTATAGCAGATCGTAATTATTATCTACATCACAGTTACCGTGACATATGTAAACGAGCAGGACATGGAACAAACTATGGTGTGTCACCACACTCACTAGCAAGACAGATAAAGATCAAAGTGTCACAGGCTACACGATTTCAGTTGCTTTATTTTGGTGGTGTGATATCATCAGTTAGTTTAGAAAGATGGCACAAACAAGATCCAATGGGGGGCTATCAAGAATTGTTAGATATAGGAGAAAAGATTGGTAAAGATACGCTTAAGATTAGGGGGGCATTCCCGGGCATACGTGTGTGGCATAACACAATACAAAAAGAACTAATTGAGAAGGGTAGCTTGACAACACCTATGGGTAGGCGTAGACATTTTTGGGATAGACTAAAAGATGCGTCGACCTTGCGTGCGGCGATTGCATTTGTACCGCAGTCAACAATAGGTGACTTGCTAAACTTAGGTTTGTGTCGAGTGTATGATGAACTACAAGAAGCAGGTGTAGAAATATTAGGTCAAGTACACGATGCAATACTGGGGCAATGTGATAAGGACAAAGTAAATGATCTTATGCCACAGGTTCTCGAGAGAATGCACAATCCATTGATGGTCAATGGACGCAAAATGTTAATACCTTCTTCCGTAGAGGTGGGAGATAATTGGAAGGATTTAAAAACATGGACGATATAAATAAATTATATGTAGAGAATGGAAAGATAATAGTAGAGGAACCTAATAAAGGCACAACCAAATGCGATGGAGCAGAGATTGAAGGGCCCTCCGTTTTAAAGCAAGACGATGATGGAAACATATGGATAGAAACAAAAGCTAAAGTGGTAAAAATTGTGAAGATTCTGCCAGAAAACATTTCAATACCGAATGAAAAATAATGGCAAGAAAATTCAAAGACTTTGTTCAAGCGTCTGTTGACGCCATAAAAGATAGTCCAATACCAAAACCATTCGCTAAGTGGACAGCACTGTCTGCTATAGCCGGTGCTATGGGCAGACGTGTATGGTTTCCAATGGCAAACTATAACATTGGTTCTAATCTTTTTGTTATATTGATTGCACCACCGGGCAGAAATAAATCAGTAAGTTTGATATTACCTTTCTCAAAAGTATTCAGCAGACTTACTACTCCTGTTGGTTCCACACCAGAAGATCATAATTTTAATTCTGGATTAGCGGAATATAATTTAAAAGATTATCCTTTGTATAGTATTCAAGATAGAATCACACCAGAAAAACTGGCAGTTGATATGACTAAAGTTACACGTATGGATATGCGGTTGGGTGATATTGAAAATGAGTTTCAATTTTATGATTCATCATTGACTCTTGTGACGTCAGAGTTCGGTACATTCATGGGTCGTAATGAAAGGTACTTACAAATGTTTCTTACAGATATGTGGGATGCTAAAGATTCATACAGTCACAAAACAAAAACAGCAGGGGAGTATCTTATTCAAGGCCCTTGTTTAAACTGGATAGCTTGTGCTACACCGACACAGTTTGTTGACAACTTACCAGAAGACGCAAAGTCTCAAGGTTTGTTATCAAGAATTATACCTGTGTTTTATGAAGGCGAAAGAATACCACAAGACTTGCGACAAAAAGTTATTAGTGAACACACAATAAATGATTTACGAAATGATTTAAGTCTTATCGCAAAGATGCATGGGCCGATGCAGTTTGATAAAGAAGCTTTTGAAATTGCAAACCAAGAGATCTATGACAACATACAACCGGAACCAACTGATCCACACCTGTCCGAGTATGGGCAACGACGTGTATCACACTTCTTAAAGGTTGCTATGTCGGTATCAGCGGCGCGTAGTTCTTCACGTTTCATCACGAAGGGTGATTGGGAAACAACAAAAGAGATTATGTTTGATATGGAAAAAGACATGCCAAGAGCATTGGAAGGTTTTGGTATGGCAAAGACAGGGCGTATTGCTCACGACATGAAGGTGTGGCTAGATGCCACACTTGCTGCGAGTGGCAAGAACCATATGCAGTTGCGATTCTTTAAGAGAGAACTGTTAAGAAAGATACAAAATCCCGGCGAACTGGATCAAACCATCAAGGCGATGCAGGATTCTGGGTACATAAAGCTAGAAGGTAATTTAATTTTTCCAAAAAAGTAATTGCTTATGGAAACAAAAGATGCTATACTACAAAACTTTGTGTGTAAAATAATTGAGAGGAAATATGAAAGTAGAAATTGATTTAAATAAAGATGGCTTGTTGCCTAAAAATGCTGTGGATATCTTGCGTGACAGGTATATGTTACCAGAAGAAATAAGTCCACAAGAATCCTTTGCCAGAGCATGTATGGCTTTTGCAGATAACAAGGCGCATGCCGAGAGATTATATAAGTATGTATCTAATCTGTGGTTTATGTTTGCTTCTCCTCTCTTATCTAATGGTGGTACAGACAGAGGTCTTCCCATCTCTTGCTTCTTGAATTATGTACCCGACAGCCGTACTGGATTGTCTGAACACTATACAGAAAACATATGGTTGTCTAGTATGGGGGGCGGAATAGGGGGTTATTGGGGCCATATTCGCTCACAGGGACAGTCTACAAGCAAAGGTAATAAAACTACAGGGGTAATTCCTTTTATGCACGTAGTGGACTCTCAAATGGTAGCATTTAACCAAGGCTCTACCAGACGTGGATCGTATGCCAGCTATATGGATATATCTCACCCCGAAATTATAGAGTTTATGGAGATGAGAAAGCCAAGTGGCGGCGATGTCAACAGAAAGAATCTAAACCTGCATCATGGTGTGGTAATACCAGACAAGTTTATGAAGGCAGTTGAAGGTAATCTAGATTGGGATCTTGTAGATCCAAACAGCAAGGAAATAGTAAAGACAGTAAAAGCTAGAACCCTGTGGATAAAGTTGTTGGAAACTAGAGTTTCAACTGGTGAGCCGTATATCATGTTTGGAGATACAGTCAACAAACATTTACCCAAAGAATTAAAAGCTAAAGGTTTAAAGGTACATCAATCTAATTTATGTAGCGAGATTACCTTACCAACTGATGAAGATAGAACAGCCGTGTGTTGTTTATCGAGTTTAAATTTAGAATACTTCGATGAGTGGTCAAAGGATGAAATGTTTTTAGAAGATATTGTTAGAATGTTAGACAATACTTTAACATCATTCATCAAATCTGCCCCCTCTACGATGTGGCGTGCTATTAAAAGCGCAGAGTCTGAAAGGTCTATTGGTTTAGGGACAATGGGTTTCCATTCGTACTTACAAAAGAGTGGCATTGCATTGCAAAGTCCAATGTCTATGGGGCCAAACCTAAAAATATTTAAACATATTAAAAAGAAATGTGATGAAGCTAATATGTTATTAGGAAAAGAAAGAGGCGAAGCGCCAGACATGAAAGGCACCGGAAAAAGATTTTCTCACATGACTGCAATCGCACCGAATGCAAGTAGTTCGGTTATATGTGGGAACACCTCGCCAAGCATCGAGCCACTACGTGCCAATGCATTCTCGCAGAAAACACTTAGTGGTTCTTTCTTGTTAAAGAATAAATATCTCGAGGCATTATTAGAAAAGAAAGGGCAGAACACGAAGGATGTATGGTCTAGTATCATCACATCGGGGGGCAGTGTACAGCACCTAGAATTTCTAACACCGCAGGAAAAGAATATATACAAGACAGCTATTGAAGTTGACCAAGCATGGTTAATAGATCTAGCGGCGGAACGTCAAAAATATATTGATCAAGCTCAGTCTTTAAATTTATTCTTCCCACCAGATGCGGATGTGAAAAGATTAAATAGCGTTCACAAAAGAGCGTGGTCAAAAGGATTAAAGACTTTGTATTATTTACGAAGCCAAGCTATCAAACGTGCGGAAAATGTTTCACTTAAAGTAGAACGACAAGTCCGTGAAGATAGTGAAGATGAATGTGTAATGTGTCAAGCGTAAGGAGGATTGATGTCAGTATTTGAAGAAAGAAGTTATTATAAACCATTCCAATATCCATGGGCTTTTGAGTCCTATGATATGCAACAGAAGATGCACTGGCTACCAAGTGAAGTGCCCCTTCATGAAGATGTAAATGATTGGAACAACCGTATGAGTGTAGCAGAAAAGAATTTAGTAAAACAAATACTAACTTTTTTTACACAGGGTGATGTTGATATTGCACAAGCATATATGGATGTCTATATTCCTATGTTCAAACAACCAGAAATTAGAATGATGCTATCTGCTATCGCTACAAGTGAAGCAAACCATGCACACTCTTATTCTTTGTTGAATGATACAATAGGTATGGATGATAAAGAATATAAAGCGTTTCAAGAATATGCAGCCATGAACGACAAGCATAATTATCTCTGGCAAAATAAAGGGGGCACAAGAGATGAGAAACTTGTACGGGACATGGCTGTCTTCTCAGCATTTGGCGAAGGACTGCAGTTGTTTGCAAGCTTCGTCATGTTGCTGAACTTCCAACGTCATGGAAAGATGAAAGGCATGGGGCAAATCGTAGCGTGGTCTATACGTGACGAGTCTCATCATGTAGAAAGTATGATGAAGTTATTTCATTGTCTATTGGATGAGAAGCCTCATGTCTGGAACGACACGTTTAAGAAAAGTTTATATGATATATGCCGAGACATGGTAACGTTAGAGGATAGGTTTATTGATCTGGCTTTTGAACTAGGGCCAGTAGAAGGACTAGAACCTCATGAAGTTAAACAGTATATAAGGTATATAGCAGATAGAAGATTACTGCAGTTAGGATTAAAGCCTAACTTTGGAGTAAAAGAAAACCCTCTCGAGTGGGTCGACTGGGTAATAAATGGTGTAGAGCACACGAACTTTTTTGAAAATAGATCTACGGAGTACACAAAGGGTGCATTACAAGGATCTTGGGACGATGCTTTTTAAAATAAAAGTGTTGACTTTAAAAATGTTTTGTGCTATTATATAATCTTGGGGGGCAGAACGAGGCTAACTATGATCACTCTTAGTTAGCTTCACTGTTTTAGTGTGTGGATTTTACGACAGAACAATTAAAAAATTATATTAAAGACTATCAGAAGCGCGGTAAAGAAGCGTATTCTAGATCACGAAGTACCCGTGTTGATATCAAAGACCGGGCGAAATATCATAGAGACTATCTTGATTCGCAAGCTATGATACGTAACATCAATAGTAAATTAACAAAGAACGAATGGTTGTATGATGACTTACCAAATGGACATCACATAAAACATTTTAGAGTTCTAGCATCTGGTGATCCCAACAGGGTTGGTAAATTAATAGATGGTTTTGGAAGAGAGTATGATGTACCAAGAGAAAGAAACTAAGTACGATGGTTACGCTAAGAAATTGTTTTATGATTGGCGTAACAAAAGAAAAATAAGACTGCCCATTTGGGAGAAACTAAATTACAAAGACCGAGATGAGTGGCGCGGTGTGGCTCAACTCATGAAACGTGAAAGAAAAGAAATGAAAAAACTTTTCAAAAATACAGGAGATAAACATGAAAGACAAACTACTCGAAGCCGTTAATGCAGTTGTCTTAGCTAAGGGTAATAAATCAGATGCGGCTCGTAAATTAAATATACCAAGGCCAACATTGATGACCCGTTTAGCGGCGGCGGAGCGTGAGAACATAGCACCTTCTGTTAAATCGCCAGACTTAGAAGTAGCTTTAGCGGAACAAAAGATGACGTATGAATTGCAGGTACGGGATTTAAAGAAACAACTAGAAGAGTCTACGTTACATAACATTACTGCAAGTTATGTTCGTAAACATATATTTAAATTAGGTGAGCACGAACCTAACCCACCGGAGTGGTTAATAAAAGCAAAGCCATCTAAGAGTACGCCGGGCGTACCTACATTATTCTTATCAGACTTTCACTACGGAGAAGTTGTAAAGAAAGATGCGGTTAATAATTTAAATAGCTTCAATAAAAAAATATCACAGAAGAGATTAAAAGAAACAGTAGAAAATGCTATTGATCTATGTCATAATCATATGGTCAATCCAAACTATCCGGGCATTGTCTTAGCGTTAGGTGGTGACATGATGTCTGGAAACATTCATGATGAATTAACCGAGACAAATGATGGCACAACTATCGATCATGTACTGGAATTGTTTGATCAAATGATATGGACAATTACTACATTGGCTGATAAGTTTGGTAAAGTATTTGTTCCAACAAGTTATGGTAATCACTCTCGTGCTTATCAACAATACAGGAACAAAGAAGCGGCGCATTTAAGTTTTGATTGGATGCTGTATAATTTATTAGAGAAACATTTTAAATCTATTAAAGATACAAGAATTAAATTTCAGATACCAACTGGATTCGATGCATACTATAAAGTATACGACACTACATACCTACTAACACATGGAGATAGACTCGGTGTACGAGGAGGTACTGGTATTGTCGGAATGCTTGGGCCTATTGCAAGAGGAGTTCAGAAGGTTAGATCAGAATATACTAGCGTTGGTAAGTCCATTGACTATGTTATCATGGGGCACTTCCACCAGTATATTTCTATCAAAGGAGCCATTGTAAATGGTTCCCTCAAAGGCTATGACGAGTACGCTATGAGTAATCGTTTCGCTTTTGAAACACCTAAACAGGCTTTATGGTTTACACACCCCCAACATGGTGTGACTTTCCAAGTTCCTATCATTGCAGAAGATGCACCGATTAAGAAACGAAAGAAAGAATGGCTTCAATGGGCGTCATAAATCCGATTCAAAGGGGGTTGCAACTGCCCCCTTTGTCTGATATAATGCAGCTTGGAGGTTATTATGAATGATAACAAATGGACAGAAGATCAACAGTTTGCTATGGGTATTGTAAAAATTGGTGGCGATGCTGTGAAAGAAGGAGAATCAAATGGTGACTCGAGCGCAAACGAAGAAAATGGTGGAGAATAAAATGGATTTAAAGAAAATGAAAAGACAAGGAAAAGGTAGCTATGGCAATCCTTTTTCAGCAGGATCTAGCACTGTAAAGAAAAAACCTAAGAAAAAATACGGTGCTCCAAAGAAAAAGAAAATGGGAATGCCAAAACGTAAAATAGCATAATGATTAAAATATTTTTAATGGTGGCGTTTATGTCATCGCCGCCATGGCCTTCTGTTAGAACACAATCGTATGTGTATGCAGATCAACCAACATGTCAACAAGCGGTAGCAGATTTTTTTAATTACTATGAATCCCAAAGTGAGTTCTATAAAAGCAACGTTGTAGTAGATGCACATTGTTTAGAGTTTGAATCATTTATGATACCGGGATTTGAGCCAATGAGTTATGGATCCTGATATGTGTCAAAATTGTGACCATGCGTGTCACTGTAGTAGTGGCGGTTCTTGCATGGGCGGTCAGTGTGAATGCGCTAACTGTGAACACAAATCAACTGAAGAAGAAAGAGTTTGGGATGGTGGGTATTGATGCATTGATGAATCTTGTGCAAGCAGTTAAAGAAGCTGTTGGTGCAGGCACTGATAGTCCGCAACAAGAAATAATAGATCTGTTAAAAGACAAAGGATATAGCGACAAAGCTATAGCTGGTATCTTAGGTAATATAGAGTTAGAAACTGGCGGAACATTTGATTATCAACAAAAAGAAAAAGGTAAAGGTGAAGGCTATGGTTTATTTCAGTTTGATCCGGGAGGTATGTTGCCTTACTACAATAAATACTTAGAAGAATCTGGCATGTCTGATTCAGCAGTAGCGCAAATAGATTTTATGGATAAAGTAGCAAAGGGTGAGATAACTTATTTTGATGGTGAAAGAGACGCACCAATATTAGGTGGTGGTAATGTTAATAAATTACAAGAGTCTTTTAACAAAGATAACGTAGCAGAAATAGCAAAAGATTTTAATAAACTTTTTGAAAAAGGAAAAATGGAAACAGAATATGGCAAAAGAGATGAGCTTGCTGAAAAAAATTACAGTCTGTATTTCTAATGAATGGAATGGTTAATAGCAATTATTACAGGAGCAATAGTCCGAGAGGGCATAACAGAAGCAACCCAAGTAACAAATGGAGGAGTTAATATGTTAGGAGGATTACCTGTAGAAATGATTACAATGCTTGGCTCAAGCATACTGGGTGGCGTAATGTCTATCTGGTCGCAGAGTATTAAAGCAAAACAAGATGAGCAAAAAATGTTATTGGCAAGAGCTGATAAACAGATGTCTTTCGTAGAGAAAGCAAGAACATATGAGAACAAAGGGTTTCAGTTTACCCGAAGGGTTATAGCTTTATCAGCGGTATTTGCTATAATTGTGTGGCCAAAAGTTGTACCAGTATTTTTTGATACAAGTGTTTGGATTACATGGACTGAGTTGTCAAGAGGATTTCTATTCTTGATAGAACAAAAAGAGGTGGTAATGGATAAAGAGTTTTTTGGAATAGTAATAACTCCTCTAGATACACACTTAATGTCAGCAATCGTAGGTTTGTATTTTGGAGGTAGCCTTGTTAAAAAATAGTTTATTAGTATTATTAATTGTATGTCTAACCACTGTAACCTTTGCAACAGATACCAACACGCAATCAAATCAAAGTGGTTCCAACACCAACATAACAGGAGGGTACACTGCGACAACGAATAACACCTACTCTGGGGGGCAAACGAACACCACGACCAATTCCACTACATCAACTACCAATGGGTCAGATATACCTCCACCATCAGCAAATAGCCCATCCTACTCGAGCATGTCTCAAGATGTTTGCTCAATGGGTATTAGCGGTTCTGTTAGCACTGGGGTCTTTGGCCTTTCTGGCGGCAAACATGTAGTTGACGAGAACTGTGAGCGAATTAAACTCGCAAAAGTTCTGCAAGATTTTGGTATGAAGGTGGCAAGTGTGGCAGTATTGTGTCAAGATCCACGAGTGTTTCAAGCAATGGAATCAGCAGGTACTCCGTGTCCGTTTGAAGGAAAGATTGGTAAAGAAGCGGCTGACTTATGGGCAACATATGTTGAGCTTCGACCAGACTATGAATGGCACATGAAGAAGATAGAATTAAAAGGCAAAGTTGATGCGGCTATAATGTTAGAAGAAGAAAAACAGAGGGCGGCAGAAGAAAAACAAAAAGAGATAAAGGAAACTTATGTTAAAAAAGAGTCTACTCATAATAGCACTCTGCCTCCTACCGCTCCACACCAGTAAAGCAGATACTACAGGAAACCTATTATCAAATTCTACGTTTGATGATGGATCGTTAACAGGTTGGACAACCAATGACTCTAGTCAATATCATGATGGTGTTGGTAATGAATGTTTGGGGGGCAGCATAGATTTTGATTCAAGTGGTTGCGGTACAAGCGGTTCCGTGGCGTTTGTGCATGAGGGTTATATCGAACAAACTGTTTCTCTGCAAGAAGACGGCGGCTTAACTAAACAAGAAATCAATCAAGGCTTTGAATCTACAGTATCCGCGGATGCGTGGTTCTGGGGTGGTTCTAATGATTCAGTTATTCTTAGACAAACTTTAGTAGATGATAACGGAAATGTTACAGTACAAACAAGAACGATTACAGGGTCAACAGATACGGTATACACTAACCAGTATGCTACATACACGGATAAAATAATTGTATCATCCAACACTCAAGAAGATTACGACATAACAGTTAGAGTTACGGGCACGGATGGCGGCGGAATTTCTGGTGGGCATAATGCCCCCGACCTCGATAACGTAACGTTAGATGTTACGTATCAACAGTATGTACCTGTTACCATTGAAGAAGAATTTGAAATAGAAGATGTTAAAATTAAATGGGAAGACGTTATAGATGATTTTGATACACAGTTTATCGTAGAAGATTATGAAGTTTCTTCTGCTTTCGAAGACGAAAGTTTTGAAGAAGTTGTAACGGAAGACTTTACAGAGTTTGAAGTTGCAGAAACAATGGAGGAACCAACCTATGAAGAAGAACTAGAAGAACCTGATAGTATAATGGAAGAGCCTAGCGGCGAAACATTTGACGAAGAACCAGAACCAAAAACTGAGGAGGTTCAAGATGAAGATACTATGGACGAATCTGGTGAGACAATGGAAGAAGAGCCAGCAAACGAAGGAAGCGCATCGGAGGTTGCTAAGAATGAAGATGAAGAAATGGAAGAAGGAGAATCCGATAGCGAAGACACTGAGGACACCGAGATACAAACTGCAGAGGGAAGCTCTGAAAAGAAAGTATCATCGACCGAGGCAAAAGCTAAACTCTCTGAAGATGTTGGAGGAACTTCAGTAAAATTACAGACAGTGGAAAAACAGTTATCGACGTTAGATAAATTGTTAATCCAACCAGAGTTAGATGAATATAAAGAGGTAGCTTTTTATAAAGCAAAAGATATTTACCTCAATAACAATGTAGAATTATTTGAGAATCAGATAGACTTGGGGGCATATAGTGTCTCTATATATACTAATGTCTCCCTATCTGATTATAAACTAAATGATCCTATGGAAATATTTAACAATAGAGTAGAATTTTTAGCTAGACAAAAGCTTTCAATTATGATAGAGTTGAAAAAACTAAAGGAGAACTAATGAAAATTATAGATAAACTAAGTACATACGCCGCGCTGATTGGAACCATATCGGTAATCGGTGGAGGATTTTATGCGTGGGGTGAGTTTAATACTAGACTTTCTGCTATAGAAGGTACGCCAGCCGTAAACTTACAGCCATTACAAAACAAAGATAAAGAATTAACAACCACAATCAATGATAATAAGATTGATTTAATTGATAGAATTAAAAAAGTAGAAGATAAAATTCAACCTGTTGATTTGACTACGGTATTTAAAGAGATTGGTAAAGTTAGAGAAGAAGTAGCTATGATTAACATTCCTAACATAGACGGTATTAAAAAAGATATCAAAGAAATAAATACTATCATAACAAGAATAGAAAAGAAACTAGCTATACTAGAAAAAGAAAAAGAAGTATTGGCGATAGAGATAGAGGAGATTAAACTTGAATCCAATAATCCCTTATCTAATTAATCTAACCCAAGCCTAATTCTTATATTACGCTTTTCATTATAATTCTTAATGCCCCCTTTTTCAAGTCTATAATTAGGATACACAGCTTGCAAAGCTTGATCAAATAGTCTCTCCAAGTCTGGAGTAAACACCATATGAGGAGGGACTTTACTGTTAAACTTCATAATGTCTTTAGTAATCTCTTGTATCTTAGCTTGAGCGTCTAGTATTCTAGAAGTATCTCCTTCTTTTTGTGCCAATATAATATCTCTATAAGCATTAGTAATTCGTGCGTTCATTCTTTGTCTATAACCAGATGTTGCACCACCTACTTTCTTTTCTAAATACAAAGCTTCTCTAGCTTTGGCAATCTTGTTTGGTGTATAACCCATAGATTGTATAAAAGCTTCTGTTAAACCTAGGTCTTCATTCAATACAACACCGTAACCTGTATACGCTTCCCCGTTGTACGCATAGTTAATTCCTTTGCCCACATTTTTTACGGCGTTTGGAAATAAATTCATTATCATTGCTCCGTAGTTACCCTCACGTATACCATCATTGATAACAGATCTTGCGGCACTCATATAAACAGAACCTGCTGCACCTAAGAACTCTTCCGCTCTAGCGCCAGTGGTTAATCCAAGTGTAGATAAACCAGCACGCACTTGTGTTGACCAAGGCAAGTTACCAAAACCAATACGTCTTTGTATATCGATATTAGCAAAAGCATTAAATCCACCAGCTGTAGCAAACTCTATCATCTTAGGGCTAAAACCTATTTCATATAACATTTTTCTAAACTCATCACGGATATCAGAATCTAAACCAGTTGCTAGTTTTCTAAACTCATTGTACATATCTTCCGCATCTTCACCACCGGGTAATGCGAACAAACCACCTGTTAATAATATCATTAATGCCATACGCGCTAAAGTTTTTCTAGCTACTCTATTCTGTATTCTTGTTCTATTTGGATACAAAGATTGAACACGGTATCCTTCCACTGTTTTTCTAATGGTCGGTGGGTTTAACATTTTAAACATCATACCAGTCATTTGAGAAACATAGGTCATAAATAATCCAAAGACAGCACCAATACCTCGGCCAATGTTTTGTCTATTTATTTTACCATACACACCAAATGTTTCATTCGTAATAAATCTTGCCAGTATTTCTGGAGTTAATACGCCGTCATTCTTTTCAATTTGGAATTGGAAGTCTGCATTGTCAGCATATAGTTTCTTAGCTTGTTCTAACATTTTTGGATTAGCTGTAGCCATTCTCATGGTAGCAACAAACGCAGAGATACGTGAGAAAGCTTCGAAAGTATTGAATGCTCCACCTACGATAGTATTCTCAACTATCCTAAACGCTTGTTGTGCTTGGCTGCCGCCCATCATTTGCGTAACACCTGATTCCTGTATTGCCTGTCCTTGCTTAATAGTACCGTCAGCTACTGCGCGGAGCACTGCGTCTTTTACATCGGAAGGTAACTCATCAAGGTTAAGCATTGCATCTTCAAAAGCACTGCCTTTGACTGCCCCCCTAACCACCATTTTAGATGCCACTGCAAAAGAATCACCCAAGGCTTTGGTAACTTTTGCAAAACCAACACCCGGTAGAAAGCTAGGGTTAGCTAACTCCGCTAGTATAGGCCCCGTAAATTGCACCGCACTGATTGTTTGTAAGAAAGCAGATGATAAATTTCCACCCAGATACCACCAGAAACCCATTCGTCTCGTACGCCCCCATTCTTGAGCCGGATCATCCGAGTAATCCATCCATCTAGTGACAGCTTTCTGTAAATTAGAATCTCCTACTTCAAGAGAATAATCATTGACATTCTTATAATTCATAACAATATTTTTGTTGAATCTATTTTGTGCGGATTGATTGGCAAAGCCCGAAATAAACTGTAATGTTGCTCGTGTAAAGTCTGGATCGTAACCCGGCACACCTTCTGCCCCTACTTGTTTATTTCTAGGCATGTAGAAATTTTTAAATGGCGCAACAAATCCTGTTTCTTTTTCTTTAAGTTCTTGTATATCTATTTTTAATTTTTTATAAAATTCTTTTCTAAGTTGTGCGTATTGTTTTGCATTTGTTCCTGATAAGAATCCAGAAATAGTATCAATAGAATCTATTTCTTTACTAAATATTTTTCTAATTTGGTCAATAGTAATTAACGTTGGTTCACTTACTTGTGCGTCTGGATATTTTAATTTTAATTGTTCAGCTATGCCTCTAGCTTTTCTTTGTATTCCAAAACCACCCGGCACATCACTTTCAATTTGTTCATACCATATTAATTTACCATCGGTATCTTTTACAGAAATAAAGTATGTACCATATCTCATCAAAGGAGCGTAGTCGTCTTTAATTCTATCCTCATATGCTTGGGCTTGTGTCATAAAACCTTCAGATAATCTTCTTTGTATGTTAATTAAATTAGTTAAATCTTCTTCGGTCATTGTGATACCAGTATCTATTGTATATAATCTGTTTTGATATCTAGTTGCTATAGCTTGTAATTGATCTAATAAAAATTGACCATCAGCTAATTTCATATTTTCTAATATATCAGTAGCAGCTTCTGGTTTTAAACCTGTTAAATCTGGAATGCCTTGTGTACCCGGTAAAAATTTATTGATAAAAGTAATGGCATCTTTTATATGAACATGGTATTCACCTGCAATCATGTCACGCAAAATTTGTTCATTAATCATACCCATGGTCATGGTATAATTTTCATAAGCCAAAGCTACGTCACCTGTTAATACGATTGTTTCACCAGCTTTTACTGATTCGTTTTTATCACTGCTGTTAGAGGGGGCAGTTAAGACAATCTCGTCTTGAGCATTTCGTCTATACCTTCCGCCTGTCATCTGTGCAATGATATGTGCTTTGTTTAATGCTTCAGCAGCTGCCGGATCTTGTTTAATTCGTAAGTATACATCTCCAAGCATAGAAGAGAAGCGCATGGTTAGCATATTGATGTATCCGTTCTTCATCTGTACCGCGTTAAACAAAGGCGTAAAGACTGGATAGTCAGCGGCAATTCTTCTAAAGTGCCCGATAAATCTAGAAAGCACGTTCATCTTTATTGGTGTAGTTTCTTTAGCTGTACCCTCTAATTCTTCTTTCATTTGCTTAGAATACTTTTCTATATTTCTAATATATTTTCTTCTTTCTTGTCTCGTTAATGGTACATATTTATTTAATGGCGATGCGCCCGGATCATTGTACATTTTAACTTCTTTTCGTTTAGACTGAGCGGCCCTATTATTCGCGGCGTTTTGTACAGAGGCATCACGTTGTCCAATAATACCAGCATCAATCATTTCAAATATATCTGTTACTTCATTAAATCCAGATGTACGAAGTGCGCCAGCTAAGCTAAAAATAAAGGCTTTAATTCTTTGGAATGCTCTACCTAATATAGAACCAAAAGTATTTCTGTTAACCATGTAATGCGCAAATGCTTCAGAGATAGCTTCTTCAATTTGTTCTTCTTGTGATAACTCTGGATATTTTTCTTTAATATTGAATTGATCTATCCAAGTTGTTCTTGCCGCTTCTTGTAATGATTTGTATTCTTCCGCTGTAAATAAACCTAAATCTTTTAAAGCATGTATTACTTCATGGTGCAAGGTATATAGTGTTGCATCTTGTTGATTGTTATAGATGTCAGCGTCTGGTCTAGCATTAAGGGATATCTGTACTAATCGTTGACCAATTAAATATTTACCATTAACTTCAAAACCATCTGATGATAATACTCTATCTAATACATCCAATTGAAACTTACTTAAACCTAATGCATCTAATCGACGTCTTAGTAATTGTGCTACTTTAATTGCATTGTCTTTAAACGTTTCACGTAGTCTAGGTTGTGCATTAGACATTACTGACCAACGCTCTGCTTTAGCTTTTATTTTTCTACGTTTAGTTATTGTTTCTGTTTGATCTAATCGCTTTCTTAAAGCGGCCAAACCTTTGACAGTACCATTAAATGTTTCCCAATTAGTAATAGGTTCTAAACTTAAAGACATAAGCAATTGATTAAGCCGTGCTCTGTTTCTCATTGCTCTTGTAATTAAACCACGATACGCCGCTAGTTGTTCTTCAACAAGTCTTCTTACATTAGGGTCAGGCGAGTTGAGTCTTTCGTCTCTTTGTAAATTATTAATAGCTTGTTCGGCGGTTCGGATAGCTTGCGGTGATCCAATCATTAATAAAGAAAACGGCGAACCTTTTGGTGCAAAAGGATTTTCTAATATGTGATACCCTTTATCTTTTAATTGTTTTAATTGTTGTTTAATTATTACTCTTGCTATCGGATCACTAGTAGATCTAAGTTCACTTTCTTTTCCTTTAACCGCTTCTAATAATGCTGGATAATATGGAGAGCCTGCAATTTTCCAACCTCTTGCATCAAGCGATTGAACTAATTCTCTGATTTCATTAAAACGTTGAGAGATATTCATGTTAAAAACATAAGTCGGTTTAGCATTTGGGTCAGCTAGTTTTTCTCCTGTAATACTAGAACGTTCTTCTGGTGTTAATGGTTCTATAACTTCTACTTTTTCATCTACAATAGCTTCGTATTCCCTTGCAGATTTGGTAACAACATCTTCAAATCGTCTTTTATTATCAATGATATCTCTTAGACGTCTCATTCCTCGAGTTGTATTGGCAACGGGTGTAGTATCGTTAAGATGACGATTAATAGTTTCTTCTCCAAGTGGCCCGTTGAATCCTAATTCACTTAGTGTTTCTCTATCTTTCTTTGATATTTGATTTGAGTTTTTACCTTTGGCTTCTTCCTTTAATTGTTTTCGTCTTATTGCTGGATAAAATTTATTAACTGCTTCTCTTAATTTATCACCTTCTAATCCTTCAAATTGTTTATAAAATAAAGGCAATAAATAACCTTGATACTCCGTAGGTTTTAAAATTGCACGTTCTTCTTCAGGTTCTAACAACCACTCTTTTTCAGCTTCATCAGCTTTCTTTTGTCTATCTCTGCCTGTCTCTATTTCTTTCGCTATACGTTCTACTTCTTCTTCTCTATTTAAATAGTTATCCACTGCTTTATTGGTAGCTTCAGGAAGTACGTTTATTTGATTTAATTTCTTTTTACTTGCTTCGTATTCTTTTTTATTTTCTGGTGTAGCTTCTAGTTCTGGGTCAATTTCACCATCGTATTTATAATCAATCCCTGTTACTTCTGTTTTAACTTTTGGCGTCCTTTTAAAGATTGCGCCAATGTCTTCAATCGGAACAAACATTGCAGAAACGGTACCATCTTCTAACTGTTGATCTTGATAACCAATAACAAAATCGGTATCAGTATTACCTAACAATTTTAATTTAGGATCTTCTATCTTCTTGTCTGATTCTTTTCCTGTAAGTTGGCCCGCGTTATACACACCCGCTACACTTACATCGTCGTTAAATTCTAAATCAGAATCTTTTAGCAAATCTGGATTCTGATCAAAACTTCCAAACTTACCTTTAAACTCCGGGTCTGCCCCCTTAGCACCAAACTGTTTAAATGCCTTAACGGTAGGACTAACTACACCAAAACCAAAACCACCAAAGAACCCAGCTGCCGCCGCTTCACCTATCTGTTTTACAAACTCTTTATTTTGATAAACTTCTTCAAAAGATTTACCTGCTTGCAAAAATTCACCACCGGTAATATTAAGAGTTTCTTGTATTGATTCGGCAACTGCTTCACCGGCTCCTGTTTTTGCCATAGAAGTTGCTAAGTCTTTAGGATACTGCAAACCTTTCTTTAAAACTTTATTTTTAACTTCTTGCATTTCATTGGATTTCATTAAGTTATTTTTGAAAGTATTTTTACCAACAGTCTTACTCAAGAATGCATTTGATGCACCAAACAATCTTTCTGCGTAAGAATATGGCACAGCTAAAGCAAATGCTATTGCAGCATTAGGATCTTCTTCATCAGCCGCATCTATTTGAGCACCATAAAGGTCACCAAGAGCCATAGGATAAGCAGATAAAAAATAGCCAGTTTTACCTCCTATAGCAGCACCCACAGGCCCACCTGCTAAAAATCCTGCGCCCGCCCCAGCTAATGTTGATAACGCTATAGGTATAACAGACATAGCTGTTTGTCCCATAGTTGAACCTAAGTATCGAGAAAAAGCTGTAAATTGTTTTTCATCATTTAAAACTTCTTCTACACTTCTTGGTCTAGGTATTATAGAACCATCTTCTTGTTGTCTAAAAATGTATGCCGATTGATCTAATCTATATTGCTCATAAGCTTTTAGAGCTTCTTGCTGTTTTTCTTCTGCGCCAAAAACATCGTACATAGCGCCCATTACATTGGTGCCTATAGCTTTTAAATTAGTAAGGGTACTTTTAGCACTGGAAACAAAAGCATTATCATTAAGATTATCAGGTTGGAGCATGTCCACCGGTTGTAAGCCATACTTATATTCAAATCCGTTGACTTTCATAAAGTCTTCGAACTCACCTGATTTTAAAATGTTGACTATTTCTTCTGGATTAGCATCGGCATCGACCTTAAGCCTAGGCGCTTTAGGTGTATCAAACGTAATGTACTTTACTTTTTCTGCCATGCCTTACAAAATGTATTCAGGGGTTGCCCCCTTAGTGTTAATTAAGTTTTCAACCACCTTGTTTAGTGGTGGCATCAAACTCTTTCATTAAATCGGTATAACTCTGACTTGTCGAACCATCTCCGGTTCCAAGTAATTCTTGTAACTGACTTCTATATGCGTCTCTTTCAGAAATTAATTCTTGTCTAACATTTTGATCAGTTTCAAATCTTAATCTTTCTCCAACGTCTCTAAGTAATTCTGATATTGCAATGGTTGATTCACCAATATTTGCAAGACGTAATCTGTTAGAAATGAAGTCATTGTATGCAGTACTGCCCGGCCTTAAACCTCTCTTTTCTGCTTCGTCATAAACATTTTTCATTGTTGATGTATAGTATTGTTCAGGATTCATTGCCTTTTGAGCTTGTGCATATTTCAATGCCGCATCAGCCGCCGCCGCTTGTTGAGCAGAATATTGAGTTTCTCCTTTTTCTATGCCCGCAGATATATCAGATAGTAAACCTCTAGCTTCACCCGGCTGTGTTGGTCTTACTAATTCTCTACCAACTGATCCTAACATATCAAATAGTTTATTTCTTGCACTTTCATTCTTTGATAAGTATTCACCGAGTTTACCAAACGGCCCTTCATACTTTGGATCTGGTTCAGGTTTAGGCTTTGGGACAATTCTATTAGGATCAGCCTCTTTTAATTCATCGGATATATCCATACGATCCATACGTATTTGTTGTTTTTCAGTGCCACCTCGGCCAAACGTTGTTGGAAATAATTGAGGTTGATCTATTGTTTTCTTAAGTAATTTATCTAAATCGTTTTGTATTCTTTTTCTAGCGGTTTCATTTTCAACAGTTTCTAATAATTTTTGTAATCTAATTATTTCTGCTGTATTCTTTTCAGACGCTTCACCAAAACTAATATCTCTACTTTTTACCGGCATAGTAGCAGGCATATCACCAACTGCTATATCTGTTCCATATTTTCTAATAAACTCTTCTATCTTCATTTATTTAACCCATTGGTGATTTAAACGGTTGCCATCCAAGACCTGCCGCCGCACCTAAACCTTGTAAGCCAAAGCCTAATAGCTGTTGACCAATAGGTGCACGAGTTTGTCCCGGTGACGTAGTTACTCTTTGTTCAGGGAATGCAGCACCTCTAATAATATTAGATACAAACCCTAACTGTTCTTTTGGATATTGTTGCTCTCTTAAGAAATCACTGTAAGCGATGTCTAAACCTTTTTGTTGTTGCTCTCTTTGTAAAGCACCAATACCTAATCTTTGAGCTACGTCCGACGCACCAAGTTGTGCGGCTGTTGCAGCCGTTGTACCCATGCCAAGGGCTGATCGTAATTGTTGTTCTCTATCTTTTTGTGATGCCGCTAAAGCAGTTTTGTAAGCATCTGCTTGTGCTGTTGCATATAAATCGCCAAGACCCTGCGTCAAACCTTTTTGTCTTTCAGCTTCCAATACAGCAAAACGTGAGGAATCAAGTCCACCCGCACCCACTGCTTGCGCTGCAATTT